CCAAGAAGAAACAAGCTCCAAAGGCTAAAGATCATGTCTTCGGTAACGACCCTAATGATAAACGTGGCTCAGAATATGAAATGGTTGAAGTCAAGGAACCACAGGCCTATAAATCTTTGAGCAGCGGATTTGAACCATCAGATCTTGTAAAGTCTATCAATGCTCTTCTTGAAAAAGCCACGTATCATGGAGTAGGCTCTCGAGCTGGCAAGATTTCTGTTCAGGGAACTCACAAGAATCCAAAGGCTCATGGAAAGGTCTCATCTCCTTCTCTTTCAGAAGAACGAAAGAAAGAAATCATTGAGGGAGGCCGCAAGAAGGCTCTTACTCAAGCTGAAATGGGTGGGCTTCATGCTCAGGCTGCCAAGATTAGAGCTGAAAAATCTCTTGATGAGAGAACAGCTGATCTAGTGAAAGCTTTGAATGTCGACTATGGTCCTCGTAAATCAGGTGTAAAACGAGGCGGCTATAGACAAGATCCAGACTATGATCTACATCCAAAAGATCGTGAAAAGTCTGACAGTAGCTCAGACACAAGAGGTCCTCTTCCAAGTGATGCAGACTCTTCTAAAAAATCACTTGATGATCGTACATGTGATCTAGCCAAAGACATGGCTAAAGATCTGACTAAAGAACGTGAACGTGAGATTCACTCAGCTGTCATGGCTGCTAGAATGATTAAAGAAGATGCTCCGGGAGTAGAGAAAATGGATTACAAACCAGATGATCTTGCTAGAGTAGCTAGAACGCATAACAACATTGCTGCAAAGAGAACCCTAAAGTCCGTTTGTGATAAATGGATTTCAGACTCGCCATACATTACAAAGGGCTCAATGATTCTACCTTTAGGCCCCGGCGGTGAGATTCAAGATCTCTCCAAGGACGAAAAACGTCCCGCTGGCAGTAGAACTCCAACTTATCAGCAAACTGATGAGAAGCAGCGAGAAGTTGAAACTGGTAAGATTTATCGAGAAAATAAAGCAAAGAAGAGAATTGAAGCCTTGAAAGAGGAGCAGGATTTCGGAGCTGAATAATGGCTTATCCGTTTAATGAGTATAAAATACTCCGCATCATACAGTCGGCGTTTACTGCGTTGAAGTCAACGGGTAGTGCGTTCGATGAGACTTTCAAGTATCTATTTGATACTTTGGACTTGAGCGAAGCTGATCGTAATGCCTTCAAGGACATCATACTCAACGATAAAATACAGTATCATACAACTTATTCAACAATATCAACACTTTTACCAACAATCGTTTGCATCATGGATCAAGAAACGACGATAGAGGAAAATAAACCCATTGGTGATGTGTTAGGCACTGAAACAATGGAAGATGGTACTGAATCAGATGTGTATGGCAATATTATGCAAGGTGTTTATTCAATAAACATATTGGCTAAACAAATACTTCTAATACGTATTCTCGGCACATTTGTGCGATTCATATTAGAACAGTATTCAGTGACTCATGATGATATGCCAGATTTGGATGTGAACACGGATAGATTTTCACCGGATGCTGAGTTTTTCCCGAATGATGTATTTCATATTCACTTGATCGTGAGATTTAGATATGTCGAATCTTGGAATGAATTCGGTGATGCCGATGGTCTATACTCAATTATCAATACGATTTTCTTGAAATCGTGTGATCGTGACTTCTGGCAAAATATCATGGGCTCAGCATAAGAAACGCCATAGAATTGCTAATTTATAAACATGACATAGGTTTATCTTCACTCTATGCGATAGGAGAATGTTAATGGGCGTATATTTCAATGGTCGATACTACATCAAGCCACAGGTAGCCACGTATGTCGATGATACAGCGCTAACACCGATTGGTCTTGTAGGTTCGAATGTAATAGGAATGATGGGTCCGGCTAAAGACGGTATCCCTAATCAGGCTTATCTCTTGACTTCTTTGACAGACGCTACCGACATTTTCGGTGAAGGACCGCTTGTCAACGGCGTTGCTATGGCCTTCAATGGAGGAGCTCAGTACATCTGGGCAACTCGTGTTGGTGGAACATATGATGCAGCCACTCGCTTGTTCTCCAGTGTTCCAACTCAGGCAATATATGCAACTGGTGGAGCTGTAGATATTCCATTTAAGTTGCTTTCTAATGCTTATGGAACACAAGCTAATGGAATTCAAATTATTACTCAACAGTCTGGAGTTACGGGCACACCTGCTCGCGGACTAGATATCACCGTTCTTGCTCAGGGAAGCACAATCACTGGCAAGGGCGTCTATTATGATGTTTTAAAGATTGATGCCAATGGAAGTGCTGCTGCTACGACTTCATTTACACGAGGCTCTGGAACAGGTTTACTAACAATTTCTGATGGAACAAATACTTCTCCAACAATTGCTCTTACAGGCGTTGCTACCACCACAGACTTGGTTGAAAGAATCAAGGATGCAATGGCGAATGCTACTCCCACTCCAATCGACGACACAGATTATACATTCACAGTAATGAAAGAAGTTGCTGGAACTCAAATCGATGATGGAACAACCAACGTTCTTCAGAACAATACAGGAACAATTGCGGCAGATGTCAAGGCAGCATTTGATTGGCTTAATTCAGGTTCGCAACCTTTTGTTTATGCAGAAGATACTAACGTAATTTTCACAACTGCTGCTGCTAAAGATAGAACACTACTTGCCACTGATCCTCTCGATCATGATGCGACTATTTCATTTACGCTTGCTGGTGGCACAATTGGATTGCTTAATTCAACTTCATATACAGGTGTTCTTGCTGAAATCTATGAAGATATTGATCTTGATCTTATTGTTCCTATCGTCGAAGATTATTTGGGTGTTACAATTGTAAGCGCTGCTGATGCTATCTTCTCTGCAACTTTAACTCATTGCAAAACAATGAGCACAACGGGTTCCGAGGAACGTGTTGGTTTAATTGGCTATCAATTTGATGGCGTAAATCTACCTCCAACAACTACAGCTACCGCCGATGGTGATGCCGATACACTTACTTCTTCTTTGATTAGTAAGGCAACAGCAATAAATTCGCCATACATGGTTGTTTGTGCCCCTAGACTCAAGACCTTCGACACCAAAGGTGAGCTTAAGTTCTTCAACGGAACTTATACAGCTGCTTACATTGCTGGTCTTATTGCTTCTCTCCCAGTGGGTGAACCAATTACGAATAAGGACATCACAGGAATTCAAGCTCTTTCTACATACTTCAAGAACCGTCAGATCCTTCAGTTGATCGACAACGGTGTTTGCACAATCGAAAGAGTTGGAGCTGCTCTCAAGGTAGTCCAGGGTGTTACATCTTGGATTTCTGATGATAACTTCAACAGAAAAGAAATCTCTGTCCGATTGGTAACAAACTATGTTGCTAAGAACTGCAGAGAGAATTTGAAGCAATTCATCGGTAGAAAGAACTCTCTACAGATGCTTCAGATCATCAAGGGTTCTTTGGTTCAAGTTCTTAGAGAACTTGAAAATAACGAAATCATTGTGGGAACAACGACTTATCCAGCTTATAGAAACTTGACTCTTACAGCTGATGGTGATGTGGTTCGTGTATCATTCGAATGCTCACCGGTTCTCCCAATCAACTACATCTTGATCACTATTCACGCTACTGTCTTCAAAGCAACGATCTAACTAAGGAGTTATTATAATGGCTAAAGTATATTCAGGCAATACTATCATGGTGGTCATCAAGAACAAGCCGGTCGGTTTGCTTCAGGACATGACTGCCGATGAAGATTTTGCTCCGGAACCGGCTTCTGGGATTGGTGATCCTCGAGTTGTAGAGTATGTGCCTACAATGTACAGAATCTCCTTGGCTGTTTCTTCTATGTCCCTCAAGAAAGATTCCCTCTTCTCGGTTGGTGTCTTCCCGGAAGGCATTGACAAGTATCTGGCAACGGAACCTTTCACGGTTGTTGTCATAGACAAGGTTTCAAAGAAAACTATTCGTCAATATAACAACTGCATCTTTGGTAGAGGAACTGTTTCAGTTCGTAAGCATACGATTGTATCTCACAACTGTACATTGCTTGCTACCGAGGCTCTTGGTGGAGATGCAGACGGATTTGTAGAAACTGTAGCTTAATAAATAAAGAGGTGTAAAATGGCTCAGAAAATTTCGCAATACTATGACTATAAAATTGGTGGTAAAGAATACAAAATCAGATTTAAAACTCCGAAGGTAGGAGAACAGATAGCAATAGGACAGACGTTTGCTGCTCTTAAAGCTGGTTATCCTACTCTTGATGAAATCTCAGAAACGCTGGCTTATGCTACAGCGACCCTAAATGTAGTCATTGTAGATAAGCCAGCCGATCTAAATCTCGAAGAAATAGATACAGAAGATTGGCCTGAATTACGGAAGATGTTGACAGACTACCGTAAATTTGCCTTTTTTCGTAACGAAGCTCCGGCGGAATCTTCTCCTTCGTGAGCTGAAGGCAGCTGCTAAGGACGATCCCGATGTAGCTGACGATGTAGAAGATTTTGCACTTCAAAAGCTCAAAAAGCAAGCCAAAGAAGAGCTTAACAGCACTCTTACACGCTTGATCTATAGAGCTAAGTACAACCTCCCTCCTAATGACCCTCGCTTTTTAGATCTCACCGATGAAGAAATTGTATATGAACTGATTTTGCAGGCTGAATATCGTAAATGGTCTGAAGGCATTGTAGAGGAAGAGGAAGGTGATGACAGTAAAATCATTTACAGAAACACCGATGAATTTGAGAGTCTTGCCAAGAGGCTTGAAAAAGGTGAAGATGTAGATTTAGAATCGCTAATGACTCCAGACGAAGATTGGGAAAAAGTAGATGGCTGATGTTGCTCTATTGAATGCTATGCGAGAGCTAACGAATGCTCTAAGAAGCGCCGCCGGTTTAAAAGGTGACGCGTCAGCGACTTCTAGTACTCCTCACTATGGTCAGTTGACTCCTGGTGGCCCTCAAGGATTTGATCCAAATTTCTTCTCTGGCTTTAATGATAATTTTAAAGATTTTAATGACGAGATGGCTCGTCACAATAAAGACTTTAAAAAATCAAATGAAGATTTTGTCCAGGCAACGGCTAGCCTTGGAATGAAAATGGCACCATTTGCCGAAGGATTGCAGCAGTTCATGAAATGGACTGTATTCCGTCCTGCTGAACTCATGGGTGGAGGCGAAGGTAGAGCAGTTCGAGCTGGTTTAGAACGAGCAACAGGCGGAGGAAATATTGCTTTCGATATAGCTTCTGCACTAGCAGCTGTCACCGGTAATTTGGGGGTCGCAGCAGGAATTCAGATGATTGGTCGTGCCGGAGGCGCTACTTTACTTGGAAGAATGGTTTATGGAGAACAAGATTTAGCTCGAAGAGGTTTTGAACAAAACATTATTGAAGATTTTGGCCGCAAGAAGATGGATACTGAAACAGCTGCTATGTTTGCTGTTAGATCAGGAAGACTTGGTGCTCAAGCTGGAGCGTGGGGTGCAGGTTTTCAGGTGCCCGAATTAATTGCAGGATTGGCGGGAGAATTAAATGAAAATCCACAAGTTTTACAGCAGGCAATAGCAAATGCATTTCAGGTCGGTGGGGCGGCAGGAATTAAGAACATAAGCAAAGATAATATTTCTAAACTTGTTCGTGAAGGCTATGGCGATGCCGCGACTATGATGGCAGTTCAAGCAACTGCTGGTCGTTATGGATATGGCGCTGGTGCTGCTCCAGATTTGGCTAATAGAACAGGACTAGCTATTCAAGAGATGCTTCCGCTAATGCAACAAACTCGAATGCAATATTTTATGTATAAACCCGGAACA